TTTCACAAACAAAGCTGATTCGTGATCGATATAACGTAACAGAAAAGCAAGCACGAAGATTGCTGCGAACCGAAAGTGCTCGCGTTATGGCACAGCAAGGAATTGATAACGCAAAAGAATTAGGATATACTAAAGTTATGTGGGTTGCCAATACGGCTGCATGTCGTATCTGCGAACCACACGATGGCAAGAAATATACATTAAACGAGGCGGAAGGAATGATTCCAGTCCACCCGAATTGTTTATGTAGTTGGGTTGCTGTCGATTAAAAAAATAAAAAACATCGTGATGGGAATAATTGATTGATCGTGATTGTGCATAGCGTAGTTGGGGTTGAAAAATCAATTATTCGTGTCGGGATAGGAGGATTACCATGTCAGAAGATACTACTAGCACCGAAACAACTGAAAATACTGAATCAACGGAATCGGAAGATTCAATCACGTTAACGCCAAAGGAATTACAGGCAAAGCTTGATTCAGAAGCCGACAAGCGTTCTGCCGCTGCAATTGAAAAAGCCAAAGCCAAGTGGGAAGCCGACCAAAAGCAAGCAATTGAAGACGCCAAGAATGAAGGTGCTAAGCTCGCAAAGATGTCTGCTGCCGATAAACTGGCCGAAGAACAGAAGCAACGCGAAGAAGCATTCAAACAACGTGAAGCCGAATTAAATAAGCGTGAATTGTCTTACAGCACGAAAGACCTGTTATCTGAACAGGGATTGCCGACAGATATGGCAGATTCGCTTATTGCATTAGGCGATGCCGATGCGATTAAGAGTGCAGTCGAAACGTTGAAAGCTTCAGTTGATTCAGCGGTTAAGGAACAGGTGGAAAAAGCTGCACAATCAACGCCACCAGCGACTGGTTCTTCCGTGCTTGGTGATCCTGAAGATCCATTTAGCAAGATTATGAGCCAATACAAAAAATAAAAAAACGAGGTTTTAAATTATGGCAACTACTAATAACAATTTACCAGTGCGTGTTTATTCAAAGCAATTCTTACAATTGCTATCAACCGTATATCAATCTCAATCTGTATTCATGCCTACATTTGGTGCATTACAAGCATTAGATGGTGTATCTAACAACGCCACTGCATTCAGCGTTAAGACTAACGACATGGCCGTTGTGGTTGGTGAATATAGCACCGACGCCAATACTGCATTTGGTACTGGTACGGCAAACTCAAGCCGTTTCGGTGAAATGAAAGAAGTCATCTACGCCGACACTGACGTTCCTTACACTGCTGGCTGGGCTATTCATGAAGGCTTAGACCAGATGACCGTTAACAACGATTTAGACGCAGCTGTTGCTGATCGGTTGAACTTACAAGCACAAGCTAAGACGCGTTTATTTAACGTTGCAATGGGTGAAGCGTTAGCTGCTGCCGGTACTGATTTAGGTGCGGTTGATGACGTTAATGCGCTATTCGAGTCCGCGGTTGAAAAGTATACCGACTTAGAAGTTATCGCACCAGTTCGTGCATACGTTACTGCTACGGTTTACAACGCTATTATCGATTTAGCTAACGTAACCACTGCTAAGAACTCTGCCGTTAACATCGACACTAATGGCATGTTGTCATTCCGTGGGATTGCTATTACCAAGGTTCCTACGCAATACATGGGTGGCAAGGCTGTTATCTTCGCACCTGACAACGTTGCTCGTGTGTTCACTGGTATCAATATTGCTCGGACGATTCAAGCTATCGACTTTGCTGGTGTTGAATTACAAGGTGCTGGTAAGTATGGTACGTTTATCTTAGACGACAACAAGAAGGCCATCTTCACCGCAACCCCAAAAGCGTAGTGCCGAATAATGCTACCGGGATTGAGACTTCTCAAAAAACGGCCAGCATTAAAGTAGGCGATACTCGCAAGATCACGATTACCACGATTCCGGAAGATGCCGATGATAGTGCTGCTGTGATTGCAGGCGTTGTTTGGAAGTCTTCAGATGAAGCAGTTGCGACTGTAAGTGCAGATGGTACAATTACTGCCGTTGCTGCTGGTACGGCTACCGTAACCGCAACAAGTGGTTCATTAACTTCTAGCGTTGCCGTTACTGTTACCGAAGCTTAAAAATGATATAATTAGCGTAGCCGATTACGGTTGCGCTTTTTATTTATATATGGAATGGAAGTGATTAAATGGAATTATTAGATTCGATCAAATTAAGAATCGGTATTGAAGATACAAAACAAGATGATCTGCTTACTGATATTATTTCCGATGTTCAAGCACGTGTATTGGCATATGTCAATCAAGATGGATTAGTTCAGTCTGAATTACCTAGCGGACTAGATTTTGTGATTAAAGATGTTACTATTCGGATTTATAACAAGATTGGTGATGAGGGGAAAGAATCTTCAAGTGAGGGTAACGTGTCGAACACATGGGACACACCGACTGCTTTATCTGAATATTCTGACGTGTTAGATGTATATCGAAAGTCATATAAACGTCGCAGTGCTGGAATGAGGTTCGTATAATGAGATACAATGATCGAGTGACGTTAATTTATTTAACAGGGCCGGTTGACGAATTAACTGGTGAAGTTAGCAAGCGGATCGTTGCTGATGTTCCATCTACGATTATCCCGATTACGGACGTTCAGGAACTAGCGACTTATGGATTATTAAAAACTACGGCATATGAAGTACACTTAAAAAACAATGTTGAAACTCCTAATCGTGTATTGATTGATGGAGTTGAGCAGTCAATCGTTACTTCATACCGCCAGCGGAAAGTGACGGTGTTGATTTGTGGCAAATGATTTTAATATTAAATGGAATGGGCTTAATAATTTAATGAACGAATTTAACGTTGCACCTAAAGCTTCGTTAGAAGCCACCAAGTCTGCCATGAAGTCAACACTATCAAAAGCCCAAGAAGTTTCTAAACGTAACGCACGTATTGATACTGGTTATATGCGTAACAACATTGATATTGATTATATTAAGTCTTCAGGCTCGAAAATTACTGGCCGATACGTTGCGCGCGCCGAATATTCAAGCTATAATGAATACGGTACTTACAAAATGAGTGCTAAACCATTTATGCGAGTTGGTGTCGCTGATGCACACCCGTATTTCATTTCTGAAGTTAAACGTGAGTTAGCAAGGGCGGTGAAGTTTTCATGACATTATCAGAATGGTATTTATCCCTAAGAGACACATGCACGGCTGGTGGACTAAAAGTTAAATTTACGCAGCCAAGTGCCAATGATGCCCTGCCATTATTGCATGTTAATATTCACACCGATTCCGACAGATCGACTAAGATCGATACGCTTAACCAAGTTAGCCAACAAATTGATTTATATTGTGAGAATACAATTTCTGTAATTGAATTTGAAACGTTGGTAAATAAAGTTAAGAATTCGATTAGCAAGACGATTCGTTGGGATAGCCTAACTACGCAAACAATGGTTGACACAAGTACAGGACGCGACATAAGGCGAGCGATGTTTTTAGTCACGTTCACAATTTAAGGAGGATAAAACATGGCAACAGTAAATAACGGTGTGAAATTCGTTAAAGATACACCTTATCGTGGTAAAGATGTTTGGTATTTCCTACAATCAGTAGATGCGCCAGTCGGTGATCCTGCTATTTTGCCTGCTCATCAAGAATCTGGTGATACATCAATCGAAGGCGATTCACTTGATGAACAAACTAAAATGGGTCGGATTGTTGCGCCGTCAACGAACGAAGATTCGATCGAAGTAACGTCTTACATGGTTCCGGGTGATGAAGCAACCGACGCGATCATCAAAGCCAAGCATGATGGTAAGCAAATCAAAGTATGGCGTGTTATCGTTGATAAACGATTGGCCGTTACTGAAGACGATCATAGCGCATATCCGGCAATGTTCGGCTATGGTATTGTCGATAGTGCCGACATTTCTGACGAAGATTCATTCTCTGAAATCGATTGGACAATCAATATTTTAGGTAAGTTAGTTGATGGTACATTCCCATTGACAGATGAAGAAGTTCAATCATTGCAAGCATTATACGATTACGAACGGCCAGGCGAAAAGACAGGCGAATTTACTGACACTACCGAAGCAGCCCCTAAAACTGCTCCTGGCGTTTAATCAATTAGGAGGATAACGAGATATGAAGATCGGTAATACAGAGGTTAAATTTAATTTTAAAGCATTATTTCGTGCCAACGCATTACTTAGCACGCAAGCAGAAGCGAAAGATGGCGCAAGTCAATTGTGGTTACAATTCGTAACTGGTGATGAGAATGAAGCTGTGTACAACGCATTGCGCGTATTAATCACTGATAAAAAGGATTATGAAATCGAAGATCTGATCGATAGTGATTATTCAGATGGTGATAAGTTTGAAGAACTTTACAAGGATCTTCAAGCAGAACTTGAAAAGTCGTCTTTTTTCCGTCGCGCCGCGAAACATTGGACAGACTTGGTGGAAAAGAATCTAACATCCCTTCCACAAAAAACATCGGAAGAGAAGACTCAAGCCAAAGCGATCAAAGATACTTTGGAAGAAATGAAGAAGAGTCTCTCCTAATTGACTTTGCACGCAAGGGAATCTTCGATCCGGAGATTCCCTTTTCTTTATATCTATGGGAAGCGAAAGCTATCCTTGATGGGGCAACTCTAAAAAATATCGATGAGAGGCGCAATAATTTAGAGTTGGCCGCGTTCAATGCTGGGGTAACCAATGCTAAGAAACCGAAGATGACGGTTAAGAAAATGCAAAGAGAACTTGAAAAAGAAGAAGAACAAGTGGTTCAAAATAAAAAAGGCCGTAAAAAGCCTGATCTTGAAGCACTTAAACGGATTAACGATTTGTTTAATCGCGGAGGTGAATAATATATGGCAGAAGTAGCAGCTATTTTTACGGCTGATATATCAGGTTATACTTCGGCAATGGATAAGATGGGCAGAAGTACCACGTCTGCGACTAATGGCGCATCAAGATTAGGCGGCAGAATATCAAGTGCCATGGGTACAATTGGCAAAGTAACCACTGCAGCAGGTGTAGCGACAACCGCAATGGGTGTTAGTGCATTAAAGTCTTATGGTACATTCCAACAGTCACTTAACAAAGCTTCTATTATTGCTGGTGGTACTTCCAAAGATATTGGCGAATTATCAGATATGGCTAACAGAATGGGTGCTGAATTACCACTTAGCGCACAAGATGCAGCCGATGCCATGGTTTCAATGGCGCAAGA